ATGCAGTCAATGTTTAAGAGGGGGGGGGTAAAGCCTTAGTTATGAGAAAGAAAACCGATACAGAGAAAGCCAGGCAAGGCACGTTAAGAAAAGACCGTTCAGAAGGCAAGGAGCAGCTCCCTTACTTGGATAAGGTGCCCTCGCCAGGCAAGCATTTAAACGTCTCGATGACGCCCCGCGCTCGCAAGCTCTATGAGCATTTCGGCGCTAAGCTGGTGCAGACCGGCCGGCTGACGGAGCTCGACCTAGGCTACCTGGTGAACCTCGCAAATGCTTGGGACAAGTACATCTGGGCGGAGCAGGAGATGGCCCGCAAAAATGCGGAGGCGCCTGGTGCCGGTTATATCCAAACCTTTAAGTCCGGCGCGACTAACATCACCACCGAGTTTAGTATCGCTAAGGAGGCGCAGGACCAGATTATGAAAATCTCAAAACAGTTTGGGATGGGCTTCCGCGACCGGCACAGTATCAGCGGCTATTTATCGGACAGCGATCCGCAGCAAACGAGTATCTGGGATGTCCTGGACGGCGATGGCCGCGACGGCGAGGTGATGGAACTTAAAGTAGTAGGGCAGGATGGCAAGCGCTAAACTACATCCGGCAGAGGCCTACATTAAGGGCGTAACGGACGGCTCCATCCCGGCCTGCTATTACGTGCGCCAGGCTTACCAGCGCCACCTGGACGACCTGGAGCGCTGCCAGGACCTGGGGCTGGTCTTTAATCCCAACTACGCCCAGAAGGTCATCCGCTTTTTTAGCGCCCTTAAGCACTACAAAGGCACCTTTGCCGGCCAGCCTATCCACCTCGAGCCCTGGCAGCAGGCCATTATCTGGGTGGTGTATGGCTGGCGCATCGGCGAGGCCGACGGCCCCCGCCGCTTCCGGCAAGTGTATTTGGAGATACCCAAAAAAAACGGGAAGACGACAATGCTCGGCGGCATCGGAACCTACCACTTTGCTTTTGATGGCGAGAGCGGCGCCGAAGTGTACACGGCCGCCACCAAACGCGATCAGGCGAAGCTCTGCTTTAACGACATTAAGGCCTTTGTGGATAGCAACGCCGACCTACGCCGCGAGTTTGGCGTCCACACCAACCGCATATTTTGGGATCGCAATAAGTCCTTCATCGTGCCGCTCTCTAAAGAGACCAACACCGCGGACGGCTTCAACCCCTCCGCCGCCATCGTAGATGAGCTGCACCGCCACAGCGATAGCAGCATGGTGGACCTCCTGGCCAACTCGATGGGTACCCGCCGCCAGGGCATCACCTGGGAGATCACCACGGCGGGGACCGATAAGCAAAGTGTCTGCTATAAGCATCGCCAGTACACCATCGACGTCAACGGCGGCCGCTTCCAGGATGAAAGCTGGTGGGGGCTTATCTACACTCTCGACGATGGCGACGACTGGCGCGAGCCGGAAAGCTGGCAAAAGGCCAATCCTAACCTGGGCACCGGGAAGTCCGAGCGCGACCTGGCCGACCTGGTGAACAAAGCCAGGAACGATCCGACCCAGGAGAACGCCGTGAAGCGCTACCACTTCAACCTCTGGACCGGCACAGATGAGCGCTGGATAAGCGAGGAGCATTGGGAGGCCGGCGTACCAGATACGGCCATCACCGAGGAGCAGCTCCAGGCCCCGGAGCTGGTCGTTTACGGCGGCCTCGACCTGGCCGCCACGTCTGACTTTAACGCCCTAGCGCTTACTTTCTTTAACCCGCTGGACGGCTGGCTGCATCAGAAGTATTACTTCTGGGTGCCCGGCGAGGCGCTGGATAAGCGCGTCGAGCGCTACAACATGGACTTCCGCCAGTGGGTTACCGCCGGCTACCTCCGGGAGCTGCCGGGCAACGTCATCGACCAGGACCAGCTGGCTACCGAGATCGCCGAAATCTGCGCCCACTACCGCGTCTCAAGTCTCGCTTACGATCGCTACCTGGCCTTCAATGGCATCGTGCAGCGGCTCATCGCCGGCGGCATTAAGACCACCGAGCAGCAGCAGGGCATGATCCATATGAGCTATCCCACTAAGGAGCTGGAGCGCCTCCTTCTTTCTGGCAAAATGACCCACGAAAACAACCCCGTCATGTCCTGGATGATGGGCAACGTAATGCTTTACCGGGACGCCAACGACAATATTAAAATCCAAAAAGCCCGCTCTACCGAGAAGGTGGACGGCCCCGTGGCCGCGGTAATGAGCATCGCCGAATACCTGGCCGAAAACGCCGAAACACAAACCGAAAGCCCGTACAACGACACCGGCTTTTTTTAAACCCAGACCCCATGATTTTAGAAATGTCCCTCACCGTATTCGTCTCGCAGTTGATATTCATCGGCTGCCGCACCTGGAACGTCCGCGCCGTGGCAGATCGCAACCTACCACAAGTGCTGCTCTCCGGCGGCATCGTGCATATTTCCTGGTTGGCCTCCCTCACCGTGGGCGCCATGTCCATGCAGCAGCTGCTCACCGACTGGAACTGGGCCTACCTGCCCGTGATCCTTTGCAGCCTGGCCGGCGGCCTGATTGGCTCCTGGCTGGGCCTAAAAGAAAAGCTGAAAAATAAAACTAAAAATAAATAGCCATGCCCCACCGCCTCCGCTTTCACCGCCGCCGCGGCTTCCGCCTGCCGGACAAGGCCCTTCGGGTGGCGCGCCCCTCCCGCTTTGGCAATCCCTTTATCCTGACCCAGATGCCTGGTAAAAGCTGGTATCTCGTCTTTCTTCCCGACAGCTACGAAGGCAGCCTGGAGCAGCGCATCCTGCGCAGCTGCCAGCAAACCCACCTTACGCAGCGCGAGGCCTACGCCGTGGCGGTAGCGTGTTACCGCGAGCTCCTGGATCAACGGCCCCTGCCGGCGCGAGACTTAGAAAAAATCCGCGGCAAGGACCTGGCCTGCTACTGCCCGCTCGACCTGCCCTGCCATGCCGACGTGCTCCTCAAATTAGCCAACCGTTAAACCCCCACGCCATGCCTCACATCCCGCTCAATTATAACCAGATTATCCAGCTCACCAAAGCGCATGAATTTGACCTTGCCTTCTACCGCCTCATCGCCGCCGGCCTCACCCACGAGCAGGCCTACGAGGAGCTGGAAGCACAGTACCAGGAAGTCTTTAAGCAGCGCCGGTATGCCAACTTCGAGAGCTACCGGGTGGCGCGGATTAGGAGGCGCGAAAAACTAAGCTCATGATCGTAGGCCAGTACATTATCTCCCGCCAGTTTGACCAGCCGGAAGACCCCGAAAATGAACGAGGCTACATCCTCCTCCGCGAGCTAAAAGAGAACGACCAGCCCGGCGCCCTCGTAAAGCGCTACCGCTTTATTAGCTATCAAGACCAGGTAAAAACTTACATCAAAGTAATGAACCGCGCTACCGATCTTAGCCACCATAGACTCGCTAAAATTAAGCTACCTGACGAACAACCTTAAACAACCTTAAACAACCGCGCGCAACCGTAACATTGTTACCCCTCAATACCTAAAAGGCGGCTGTAATATAGCCGCATGGAATTGACCCTCCGCCTTTCGCGCAGCCCTAAAACCCGCTCCCACACCGGCGCTCAGCCGCCCGAGCAGCGGGCCTCTACCACCTGGGCCAATCCCGCCGAATGGCTCAAACGCCACCTGGGCATCGGCTCGGATGCCAACGTCCTGGGCCCATACGGCACCACCAGCGCCCTGCGGCTCTCTTACGTTTATTCTTGCGTCCGCAAAATCAGCGAAAGCCTGGGCAGCCTGCCCGTTTACCTGTACCGCCAAAATGCGGATGGCAGCCGCGAGCTGGTCAAAAACGACCTTTACGACCTCGTGCACCACCGGCCGCATCCGGCCATGAGCTCCACCATCTTTTACGAAACCATCCAGGGCCAGGCCCTCACCGCCGGCAATGGCTACGCCTACATCATCCGCGAGGCTAGCACCGGCCGGCCACAGCGCCTCCAGTATCTCGAGAGCCAGGACGTCACCGTCAGCGTGGTGCAGGGCATCCCTTACTACCATGTGGAAGGCATCGCCCAGGCCATCCCCCATTACGACATGCTTCACATCCGGGCCTTTGGCACCGAGATGGAGGAGGGCATCTCGCCCATCGCCCAGCACCGCCTCACCGTAGAGCAGGGCCTCCACGCGCAGACGCGCAATGCTAAGTACTATAAGAATGGCGGACCAGTAAAAGGCTACCTCTCGCTTCCCGGCGCCCTGGACGCCGACCGCCGCCAGCAGCTTTCCCAAGAGTGGGATGAGAACTACGGCGGCGACAATGCCTTCAAAACGCCTATCGTTCACTCCGGCGGCGAGTTTAAGCCCTTCTCTCTCTCCCAACGCGATGCGCAGTTCATCGAAACCATGAAGCTCACCCGGGCGGATATATGCGGGATTTTTAACGTAAACCCCAGCATGATTGGCGATAACGAGAATGCCAACTTCTCCGTCATGGAGCAGATGCACATCCAGTTCGTTACCGATACCCTCCGGCCCTGGATTAAAAAATACGAGCAGGAGCTCAACTATAAGCTGCTCACCTCCCGCCAGCGCAGTCAGGGCCTCTTCTTCGAGTTTAATATGAACGCCCTCCTCCGCGGCGATACCAATACCCGGAAAGAGTACTACGCTTCCATGATGGAGCGCGGCGTACTCTCGCCCAATGAGGTCCGCACCCTCGAAGGCTTCAATCCCCGCGAAGGGGGCGACCGCTATTTCACCCAGGTAAACACCCAAACGCAGGAGCAGACGCGCCTGGCCGAAGAAAAGACCAAAGCCGAAATTGATAAATTGAGCGCCAATTAAACACTTATAATTATGCCAGAAACAGTTGGAACACACGAAATCGAGCGCCGCTACGTAGCCGCGCCTGTCCGTAAAGAAACTCGCCAGGAAGGCGAGGAAACGGAAATTTACATTTCCGGCATTGCCGCTAAGGTGAACGAAACCACCTCGCTCGGCTTCATGCGGGAGCGCATCGCTCCCGGTGCCTTTGATGAAGTGCTGAACAGCCCCGACCTCGATTGCCGCGCGCTCTTCAATCACGATGCCAATCTCATCCTCGCCCGCCGCAGCAGCGTAGCCCAGAGCCTCGAGCTCTCCCTCACCGAGGAGGGCCACCTCGCCTACCGCTTTAAAGTGCCCTCCCGCAGCTACGCCCGCGACCTCGCCGATGCCATCCAGGCCGGCGACGTCACCCAGAGCAGCTTCGCCTTCCGCGTCGATAGCGTCACCTGGGATTTTGACGACGAAGACCCCTCGCAGGACCTCCGCACCATCAATTCCTTTAGCGAGCTCCTCGACGTCTCCCCCGTCACCTACCCCGCCTACCAGAACACCACCAGCGAGGCCTCCCCCGCGGAGCGCCAGCACCAGGAGGCGCGCAGCCAGTTTGGGCCTGCGGCCAAAAGTGATTCCGGCCGCGGGCAGCAATCCGCTTCACATCAATCCCCTATAGACGAGTACGATGCTCGCTATATGTTAAATCGTAATAATCAAAATCGCTAAAACTATGAACTTAGCAGAACTTAAGCAAGAGCGGGCATCGAAAGTCGATGCCCAAAAGAAACTGCTCGACGCGCGCAGCGCCGAAAGCCGCTCCTTCACCGAAGCGGAGACCAAGCAGTTTAACGATCTCGACGAAGAGATCCGCAACCTCGATGGCCGCATCGAGCAGGCCGAGCGCGAAGAGCAGGCCGCCCAGCGGGCCGCCGAGCAGCAGCGTGCCAACCAGCAGCGCGACCGCACCCACGCTAAGCAGCAAAAGGAACAGCGCGAGCTCAACTCCTACAGCCTGCACAAGGCCGTGAATGCCCAGCTCGAAGGCCGCAACCAAGATGGCCTGGAAGCTGAACTGCACCAAGAGGCGCAGAAGGAGGCCCGCGAGAATGGGCAGAGCATCGAAGGCGTAGGCATTCCCCGCGCCATGGCTGTCCGCATGATCAAAGGCCCCCAGGCTGAGAAGCGCGACATGACCGCCGGCACCGACGCCGATGGCGGCTTTATGGTCCCCACCGAGGTAGAGGACACCGTAATAGGCGCCCTCCGCCCTCGCCTGGTCACTGCCCAGATGGGCGCCCAAACCATGGGCAACCTGGAAGGCGATGTGTCCATGCCGCGGACTTCCGGTGTCACCGTAAGCGCTAAAGCCGAGACCGGCGATGCCGACGACGGACAGCCCACCATCGACGAGGTAACGCTCTCGCCCAAGCGGGTGACCGCCTTCGCCGACCTCTCCCGGCAGTTGGTGCGCCAGAGCAGCCCCGACGTGGAAGCGCTGATCCGCAACGACTTCTTTGACGCCGTGGCCAATGCCATCGACAAATACGCCCTGGTAGGCGGCGGCGCCAACGAACCCGTGGGCGTCCTGAGCGATAGCAACATCAACATCGTCTATGCCGGTGGCGCTGCTTCCAGCGGGACCAATGCCAACGGCGCCGCGCCCACCCGCGCCGACCTGGTCAACCTCGAGAAGGCCGTGGCCCTCGAGAATGCCGACCTCGGTCGCCTGGGCTATGTGACCAACGCCAAAGTGCGGGCCTTCCTCAAGAACCTGGAAGTGTCCTCCGGCTCCGGCCGCTTTGCCTGGGATGGTGCCAACAGCGAGGTGATGGGCTATCCGGCCATGACCACCTCCAATGTGCCCTCCAACCTGAGCAAAGGCACCAGCAACGACCTGAGCGCGATCATTTTCGGAAACTTCCGCGACCTGCTCATCGGGCAGTGGGGCGGCCTGGACCTGATCGTCAATCCGTACACCAAAGCGAAGAAGGGCACTATCGAGATGATTGTGCACCAATACGTGGACGTGGCCCTGCGTCACTCCAAGTCCTTCGCCGCCGTGAAAGACGCGGACGCGCAGTAGACATTCCTGAGGTGAGGCCCGTCTCGCTACCCCTGGCGAGGCGGGCGCCCCTCTTTTCTCTCACTTTTAAAAAAACACCGCCTTATGGCTTCTCAAAAAAAGAAAATCGAGTTTACCGCATCCCCTACCGGCCGCATGGGCCTCGCCTATCACACGGGTGATGTCGTGAGCCTCCCCGCACATTTGGCCGATGAGGCCTGCAAACTAAACCTGGCCCGACCGGCTAAGCAGGCCGAAAAGGAAACCTCGTAAAGCCGCGATGCCTCGCGGCTCTATCGCAGTAAAGCCGCAATGCTTTGCGGCTAACCGCTACCCCACATGATCACCAAAGTCACCACATCCCCCACCTACCGCGTCCTGAGCCTCGCTACGCTCAAGGAGCACCTGAAGCTGGATGCTTCCGATACCTCGGAAGATACCCTGCTGGAAAGCTACCTGGCAGCGGCAGAGCAGCAGGCGCAGGGCTACGTGAGTGGCTACTTCATGCCGCATACGGTGGAAGTCTATCTGGAAGGCTGGGCGCTCAACTTCATCCTCTACGGCATTACGCCCCTGCAGGCGGTAGATAAGCTCGAATACTTTGCCGATGGCGCTTGGCAGGAACTGGGCACGGAGCACTACTCCGTATTCACCCCTGGCCCCGCGCCCCGCATCCGCATCACGGGCGATCAGCCCAGCCACGCCGACCGGCCCTACCCCATCCGCATCACGGCCCAGGTGGGTTACAGCCTCAGCACCGACAGCGAGACCGCCCAGCGCCAGGGCCTCGATGGCCGCATCCAGAGCGCCGTGCTGCTCCAGGCCGCCCGGCTGTACGAGACCCGGGAAGACGCCAACATGAAAACCGGCATGATCACCGCCGCGGAGCGCCTGCTCAGCGGCTTAAGAAGCTCCTTCGCATGAAAGTATCTATCGGACAGATGGACCGTAAAGTGGACCTGCAGTACCGCAGCCGCACCCGCCTGCCGGGCGGCTCCGTGGATGAAAGCTGGAGCACGCTCAGCACCATTTGGGCGCACCTGTACGAGCAGGAGGGCGAGCGCAGCATCGAAGGTCCGGAAGGCCGCCGCACGCGCACCATCACCCTCATCACCCGCTGGCGCGACCTCTCGCCCCTGGCCTACCGGCTTAAGCTGGAAGGCGAGGTGTACGAGGTCCTCACCTGGCACGAAGCGAAGCTGGATGGCCGCTTTAGCCGCCGCCGCTTTTTACAGATAGAAGCAAAACACATCGAACATTCTTAAATATCTAAACCATGGCAGAAGACGTTTTAGGAGGCAACTTCAAAAAAATTGACCCGGGCAGCACGGGCACCATCTCGGATGGCTATTACGCCCTGAAGGTGCTAGGCCCCGCCGGTAGCAGCGCTACCCTGAGCATCACTACCACCGATGCCAACTCCGACGACCTATCCGGCTGGGAGCTCGCCGCCGGCTCTACTATAGAGTGCCGCAGCGGGATGGATAGCATTCAAAAAACCGCCGGCGATGCTGGCATAATCGCTTACGTCAAATGATAGGCCTGGGCATGAGCATACCGCAAGGCGGCGGTGGCAGCGCTATGATGCTGCCACCCGTCAGCTCCATCACCTGGCCCGGCACCTCCTCCCCCGCTCTAACCCTAGGCGAGATCACCCTACCCACCTACACCGCCATCTGGCCCGGAACCTCTAACCCCAGCCTTACCATCACCTGAAAAAAGTAAAGGCGCAATGCCTTGCGCCTCCATAGTAAAGCCGCGATGCCTCGCGGCTCACCCAAAGTAAAGGCGCAAGGCATTGCGCCTACGATACACTAAAAAAACACCCGCCATGCCCAAAATCTGGATCCACAAACAAATGCGCCGCTGCATGCTCGCCGACAACGGCCAGCGGAACTTCTACACCGACGAGAGCAACACCTTACTCAAACAGGGTACAACTTGGAAAGACAACCAAACCGCCGGCGCCTCCACTTCCGGAATGCGCGTTTACGGCAGTTTCTCCGCCAGCGTAGGCCAGTACCTAAACAACGCCACAAAGGGCTTCTCCTGCTACATCACCGCCATCGGCAGCGGCTACGTAGACTGCAAGCCCCGCTTTAAAGAGATAGGCACGAACTGGGGTGCCGCCACCGGCACTACCGCCAGCAAGCTGGTGGACAGCGGAGCCACCTTCCAAACGGACGGCATCCAAGCCGGCATGATCGCCGCTACGCGCGACCTTTCCGACTATGCCGTCATCACCGCCGTAGATAGCGAGACGCAACTATCCCTCTCTAAAGACCTTTTCGCCTCCGGCGATCTCTACGCCCTTACCCCCGCCTTCGAGGCAGGGGACACGGTGCAGCGCGGAACCGTACGTTTTGACGGAACAGACGGCCAGTGCGTGGTGGAGATACCGAAATTTTACGTGAAGAAAGGCTACAATCCCCCCGCCCAAAGCTGGAGCGTAAGCGCCTACCCGCAGGCCGGCTACTCCGTGCATCCCGCGTTTGTGAAAGCCGGCGGCGCGGAGGCCGACTATATCTACATCTCCGCCTTTGAGGGGGCTACCGCTGCCGACCTTAATTACGATGCGCCCATCCTCACCGCGAAAAACTTGGGCTCCGCCCAAATGTGCAGCCTACCCGATCGTACGCCCGTCGTAAAAGGACAGCGCGGCGAATTTAGGCAGGTTGCGGCCAACCGCGGCGCAGGCTGGCACCAGTGGAATTTTGCGACCAACTGGGCAGTGCAGCTTCTTTTTTTAATCGAGCATGAAACTTTTAATTCTCAATCAATTTACGAGGGAATTACCAACTGGAGCGGCGGCGATAGTGGTGCCATTACGCCCGACACCCGCAACCGCTCTGTTGTGCAAACCGGCGCTTCTTTAGAAAACGGAAATGCCAGCACTTTTAGTAGCACTTCAGGCGATGCTTCCAGTGTGTTTTCCTATCGTGGAATTGAGAATTTTTACGGAAACATTTGGAAATTTGAAGACGGCATAAACATCCTCGATAATCATCCT